TAAGATTAACGATAATAAAAGAGAGAAGGAATTTAAACTTTTATTTGATGAGAGAATGGAAAAAATGAAAGAAATGATGGAATCTATGTCAGGTGATACTATGTCAGGAGATACTATGTTATTAGATGGTATAGATACGGATAACGAAATTAATGATGAAAAATTAAGAGATACGTATCCACATAATATTGAACCAAATTTTAATTTTTCAGAATTATCTATTGAAGATATGTCTATAGATGTCGAGACTACTGAATAAAATAATGAATGGACTTGTTCAACCCACCAAGATTATTTAATTACAATATAATGATAAAAGATTTAGACTTTTCAAAGTACGAAAACCCTACAATACAAGTTGTATGGGAAGACATACAAGAAAATTTCACACAAGATAAGATTAAGAGTGTTAAACATTATTTCCAAAAGAAATATAACACTACCAATGTGAATGTATTAACTAAGGTTAAAAATAATGATACAGATACAATGCAAAGTATTGATGTGTCTGTAAATGTAACTGATGTTAATTATCAACTTGATCTACTAAAGAAATTTTTAGAGTCTAAAGGTTATACTAACTATACTGAAGATATTTTAGGTATCAACAGAATGGTTGAGAACCGAATGAAAGAGGATGAAACTGAAACAACACAATTCAAAAAGTGGTATATCAGAAACATTGAGTTTTCAAACTTCTTATCGTATGGTGAGAATCAAAGAATGGATTTTGATAAATGCAACGGGGTTGTCGTTGTTGAATCAGATCCACCTAACTTTGGTGGGAAGACCGTTCTTTCTGTGGATTTATTGTTGTTCTTATTCTTTAACGAGACAACAAAGACTACAAAGGCTGAAGAAATCTTTAATCGATTTACCGACAAAAACTCGGTAGTTGTTAAAGGTGAGGTTACAATTGATGGGGAAGATTATATTATTCTTAGAAAGATTGAAAGAAAACTTTCTAAAAAAGAAGAATGGAATGTAAAAACAGAATTGGACTTCTTCAAAAAAATGGCCGATGGTAGTTTACTGAATTTCACTGGAGAACAAAGAAGGGAAACTGAGGCGTTCATTAAAAATTCCATTGGAACCAAAGAAGATTTCTTAATGACCATACTTACAACCGCAACTAATCTTGAGGAGTTATTGGAGTCAAAACCAACCGCAAGAGGACAGGTGTTGTCAAGATTTATGGGACTTGAGTTTTTAAAACGGAAAGAGGAAGTTGGTAAAGAGATTTATTCTGAATTTAATAAATCAAAAATGTCGAACATTTATAATTCGGAAGAATTAAAAGGGGATAACGAATCTTTAACAACAAATATTGGCGAATTAAATGATCAAATTGATTCAATTAAATTGGAACTTAATGATATAGATGATAAAATCGTTAAGGGAAAAGAGTATCGTGATGATATGTTGAAGAAGAAACACGGAGATATTGATAAAGAAATTAGTTTGATGAACCCGGTTAAAACTCAAGAAGAAATCGATGGATTTGAAAGAGAAAAGACAACTTTCCAACAAAAATTAGATGAACTTAAAGTTGTTGAACCAAAAAAATTTTATCATGAGGATGATCACGATAAAATTAAAGAGGAATATAATGACGTGTTCAAATCTAAAATTGAACTTGAAACACAGATTAGAGAAATTGAGAAATTAAAAAGTTCTGTGAGTGATGGTATTAAATGTGAACATTGTGGAATTGAGTTAATGAACGCATCGATTACCCAGTCTAAAATTGCCCAACTTGATGGTTATATCATGCATAAAGACCAAAAAGAGGGGTTAATGCAGGTTTTAACAGGCAAAGAACAATCTTTTGTTCAGTTAAAGAAAGACTTTGATGAGTATGAGAAAAACAAACTTATTAAGGAAAAATATGAATTGAGTATTGAAAGTTGTGATTTAAAGATTGGAGTTTTAAAAGGTAAGTTGGATCGTTGGGGTGATGTTCAGGATAAGATCAAAGAAAACACTCAGATCGATTCAATGTTGATTAAGGCTGATTTAAGGTTGGATGACCTTGATCATCTTAAAAGACAAAAAAACGCAAACATTACAAACAATGAGTACCAAATCAAAACTTGTAATGAAAAGATTGATAACAATAAAAAGTTAATTGTTAAGATCAAAGAGGAGGATGAGAAGGAAAGGATTTACAAAATATATATGGAAGCTTTTGGTAAGAATGGGTTGTCAAAAATCATTATGAAAACAATGATGCCTTTGATTAACTCTGAACTACAAAGATTGATGGAAGATAGTTGTTATTTCAAATTGGAAATTAGAATTAACGATAAGAATGAAGTTGAATTCTTGATGATTGATAATAGTACTGGTATTGAAAAATTAATGGTTTCAGGTTCAGGTTATGAAAGAACAATTGCTTCGTTAGCCCTGAGATCTGTATTGAGTAAGGTATGTTCCTTACCAAAACCAAACGTGGTTGTATTTGATGAAGTGTTCGGTAAAATCAGTAATGATAACTTAGAAATGGTATCTGAGTTCTTTATTAAGATTAAAGATTACTTTGAAAAAATATTCGTTATAACTCACAATCCAATGGTTAGTCAATGGGCGGATACGATCGTTAAAATTAAAAAAGAAAATAATATTTCAAAATTGATAAATTAATCGATATTTTTTAAAAAAAAAATAAAAAATTGGTCATAAATACCGATTTTAATCGTATATTTGTAAAACAATATCAATAAATATTTATTATAAACATGGAAAGATTAGATAAAACATATATGTTATTTATTTTTGGTGATTATTCGTTATCAGATGAATTTGTTAATGAAATAACACACCAATTTGTCGGAATAATTAGCTCAAAGTATATGAAATTTAATTATGGTGAGTATGGTATGGTTTGTCATTTTAGAAGTTTAGAAACTTTTGAAGATTTAAAAGAATATTTTGATATGTGTTTAAATGATGTAACTAACCAATATTTTTTTATTGAAGTTGGTGACAATGTTGATATTAAAATGGATAGTAAATTAAAAAAAGATTTTTTAAATATAGATGGAGATGAAGTTAAAAATAAAAATGGATTTATTGATATTGAAAAAATAAAACATACAAAACCAAAGATAGAATTTGATGAACTTTACAGTATAATGTTCCCAATAATGGATGAGAATTTTTTTAAAAAACAAAAAATAATAGAGGAACCAAGTGTTGATCAAATTTTAGATAAAATAACAGAAAAAGGTATTAATTCGTTAACAAAAAAAGAAATAGAAATTTTAGACAATTATGGAAATAAATCAAATGGATGATATAAAATCATCAAACCCTTTAAACCAAGATGAAATACAAATTTATTTAAAGGATATTAGAAAATTAAAAGTAATGACACCTGAAAGGGAGTTAGTGTTATCTAAAAAAATAACAGATAACGATTGTGATAGCCATGAAATAGAAAAGATTCATAAAGAATTGTTAGAAGGTAATCTTAGATTTGTTATTACTGTTGCTAAAAAATATCAAAATCAAGGGGTTGATCTGTCTGATTTAATTGCTGAAGGTAATTATGGTTTAATTAAGGCTATAAAACACTTTGATTGGTCAAAAAACAATAGATTTATATCTTACGCAGTTTGGTGGATTAAACAATCTATTTTTCAATCATTAAATGACAACTCAAGAACTATTAGGCTTCCTGTTAATGTTGTTCAGGACATGCAAAAAGAAAAAAAAATAAATGAAAAAACCAACGAAGAACTATCAATAAAGTTTGCGTCATTACCTAAAATGGTAAATTTAGATACACCTATAAATGAAGATGGTGGAACTTTAATTGATATAATTAAAAACGATAATGCTGATTTACCTGACGAAATGTTAAATAATACAGACTTACTCAAACAAAAAATGGCAAATATTATGGGTATTTTAAATGAAAGAGAAAAAATAATTATTGAAGATTATTATGGTATTAGCGGAACACCTAGAACATTAGAAGATATTGGTTTAGATTTTAACTTAACAAAAGAACGTGTTAGACAAATTAAAGAAAAAGCACTTAGAAAGTTAAGAAATGAATGCTTAGACTTATTTGATTATTTTTAAAATATTATAATTTAAAACTATAACCAAACTAACCCTCCACCAAAAATGGAGGGTTTTTATTTATCTTTTATATTTATATGTTATATTTTAATTATTATGAAAGAAAAATTTTTGCCTTGGTTTTTATTATTTTGTGCTCTTGGTCTATCAGGAACTGCAGCTTATTATAGTGTGGTAGGGTTATCGGTGGTATTTGTTGGTGTTGCTTTACCTGTTATTATTATGGGATCATTCCTTGAGTTATCTAAGATTGCTATTGCAACATACTTACACGATAAATGGAAAGAAACATACGGAGTATTAAAGATATATCTCACAATCGCTCTTGTAACATTATCTTTGATTACTTCACTTGGGATTTATGGTTTATTAAGTACCGGGTTTCAAGGAAATATTACAAAACTTGACATCACTCAAAAAAAGATTGCAAATGTTGAAGTAAAAAAAACAAGATTTAATGAAATAAAAAACGAACAACAGAAAGAGAAAGATGTGTTAGATAAGGATATTTCAAAGTTAAGAGATGGGTTATCAACAAATACAACTACACAATCTGTAGATAAGACCACAGGACAACTTATTACAAAAGCAAATAACGCTAACCGTAAATCATTTGAGAGTCAGTTAAAACTTACCACAGAAAATAGAGATAAAGTCTCAACTCGTATTGATGCAATAAATGATAGTATTACAAGATTAGATATTGAAATACTTAATATGGAATCCGCGGAGTTGGAAGGTAGTGAATTAGGGGCTATTAAATATATTAGTGAGATTTCAGGTTGGGATGTTAAGAAGGTGGCAAATCTTTTCATTTTACTTTTAATTTTTGTATTTGATCCTTTGGCTATTACTTTAATTATTGCTACAAACCAAGCCTTTAAAGGAAAAAGAAAAGACAAAGATTCAGAGAGGGACACCAGTGTCCCTCACAAAGAAGATACCATACATGATACCATACATGATGAGGTTGAAACCCCTGAAGTTTATTTTTCACATATTACTGAAGTAGATATTAATAATGTTAATGAAAAAAAAATTAATAATAATTTAAAAAATAAAAGTTTATCATATTCAAATAGAAATGAAAAATATTGATAAAACATTTGAGTTTACTTCAGTTGGTACCAATAACAAAAAAACTCAGATAATATTAACTGAAACAAAACGAGAGTATAAAAAATATATACAATCTTTAAGGTACAGATATAATGAAAAAAATCCATATTTACCGAACTATGTTATTTCTAAATCCGGAGAAGTTATAAAAATAATAGACCCAAAAGAGTATTCCTGTTATATGGAAAATGAAACCATAGATAAAAATTCAATAATAATATCTTTAGAAAATTTTGGATGGTTAAAAAAAAACCCATTAGAAGAAACATATAGTAATTGGATTGGTGACATAACTAAAAATAAAGTTTTAAAAAAAAAATGGAGAGAATACTATTATTGGGATATTTATAGTAGTAAACAAATTAAAAGCTTAGTAAACCTTGTTATTGATCTTTGTCAAGAATTTAATATACCTAAAGAATGTATAGGTAATAATGTAAAACAAGACAATGTGGAGAATTTTAAAGGCATTGTTAGTCGGAGCAATTTTAATTTTTATAATAAAGATGTTAACCCATCTTTTGATTTTAAACTATTTAAACAACAACTGAATTATGATAAATGAATATGATGAAATTAAGTTATTACTAAAAAGATCAAGGATGTTGACCGAACAGTCTGAAATTGTAAATTTAGGTAAAAGTATTGAAACAAATATTAACCAAGATAGTGAGTCAAAAAACGATAATACTGACATAAATCAAATTAAAAAGGATAAAAGTAAAACTTATAGAATTTCTGGTGGACTTTTAACTATGCACGGTAAGGATAAAAAAGATTTAGAATTAACTACTGACGAAAAAACCGCATTTCAGGAAACTATGGATGAGTTTGTTTCTGAAGTTTCAGACTTATCTGATTTTGGTGTTTTAAATATGTACTATAATGATGTACAGTGGAGCGGTAAAATTATTGATGTTGATATTGAGTTTTTTTACGCTATAGGTGAAAATAACGGAGTATATGTTAATGGTGATATGATTAAGTTAGATGATAAATTAACAGAATTGATAGGTAAATTAACTGCTTTTTATGACAGGTTTAAATCTAAATGGGCGGGAGTGATATCTAATAGAAAAAAAACAAAAAAAATATAAAAAATGATATATTTTAAAAAATATTGGAAAATTTTTGTAGGAATAATATTAACAACCTTATTAATTTATTTAGTCATATGGGTAACAACCAAAAAACCCGAAATGTCTGAATTAGATAAATACAAATTAGATGAATTAAATCAAGGTATTGAATTAATTATTGAAAATCAAAAAAAATTAGATGTAAAAATTGAAGAATATAAACAAAAATTAAATAAAATTGATTCAACAATAGCTAAAGTTAAAAATGAAAAAATAATAATAACTAATATTTATAAAAATAAAAGAGAGGAAATTAGTAAAATGAATACTTCTGAAATTGATAAATTATTCCATAAAAGATATGAATATTAAAATGAAAAATATAATATTAATTATTTGTATTTTTTTACCAATGTGGGCATTCTCACAAAAAATAAATACAGACACCAGTTTAATTTGTATTCCTTACAAAGTTGCAAAAAAAATAGCTTTAGATTTAAATAAATTAGATTCTTTAACTGAAATTGATAAATTAACCAAGATAGAAATATTTGAAATTGGAAAAAAAGTTACCATTCAAGAAAACATTATTAATCTTTTTGAACAAAAAGAAAAAAATTATGAATTACAAATTAAAAAAGAAAATGAAAAATTTGTAATTGTAGACACACAAAATAATAATTTAAGAAAAGAAGTTAAAAAATTAAAAACTAAAAGTTTATTTATAAAAATAATTGGAGGATCGATAATATCGGCATTAACCGTATTAACAATAATAAAATAATGGCTTTATCAGAATCAGATAAAAAAGAAATTGAAGTTACAATTAGAAAAGAAATTAAAAATTTTTTATCAGCGACTACGCTTAAAAAATATGAAGATAATTTATTAGATAGATTAAAATCTGAAATAAAAACAGGGACTTTAAGAGGAGACATTAACGAGGTAATAGTTACCATGATGTCTGAGTTCTATTATTTAATGTGGAGTAAAAAAAATCAATGGCAAGGATTTCTAAAAAATAAAAGATGACAAAAGAATTTTTAAATATTTTAATCACTGAGGGATTAAAAAAAATTAAAGACGAGGCAAAAGAAGGTACCGGATCAGCATCTTCAGGTAGTTTTAATGGTGGACCACCGTTTAGTTTATTTTCAAATGATGATAAAGCTAAAAATGAATATAAAAAAAAAGAAATTAAAAAAATAGAAGCGACTGAAAGTACGGATTCCGGATCTTCAGGATCATATGAAACTCCGTTTTTTTTAGCTAAAGATTTAAAAAATTGGAGGACATCTAAAAAGACACAGATACCAGGAGGGTTGTTTGTTTCAATAAAAAATAAATGTAAAAAATACCCATATTGCAATCAAGGTGACATTAAGGCAATTAATTTAAGTAAAAAAAATAAAAATAAATAATAATTAACATAAATAAAGATATTTATTAGTTATGGATAAAGAAATTGTAAAAATAGTAAATAAAGTATTATCTGAAGAGATTTCAAATAATATATCTAAATTCAAATATAGATTATTTGAAGATGAAGAAGTTAACAATAAAAAAGTTTGTGAGTCATGTGGTGGAGAAACAAATGAAGGTAATGTATGTGAAGAATGCGGTAGTATGTACGAAGGAGATATTCAAGAGTTGGGAGGTATGGATGATGGACATCCAAAATTTGGTCATAAAAGATTTCCTAAAAAAATGAGTCCAGAAGAAATTGACAATTTACTTAGAGGTGACGAAGATAATGATGACGAAGATTATAAAGACCTAAGTATGAATAACCCCTATTATGGTGATAAAACCTTTGATGATGATGATTATGATGATTATGCTAATGAAGATTATGACGATAAGTTTGATAAAGAATCTCAAGAGATTAAAAGAATAGATAGAGAATTAGGTGAAGGTGACGATGAGGAAGGATTCCCAAAATGGGAAAAATTAAAAAAGCATATGGATGATCGAGATAAAAAACAAATTGATGATCGAAATAAAAATATTAACAATTTAATGCGTCAAATAAAAGATGACAACGATGAGGAAGGATTCCCAAAATGGGAAAAATTAAAAAAACATATGGATGACCGAGATAAAAAAAGAGATGGCGAATTAGGTGAAAGACTATACGGGAATCAAAGTAGAATAGATAAGAACAAGAACAACAGAATTGACTCTGAAGATTTTAAAATGTTAAGAAAAGAAACTTACGAATTAACATTAAATGGAGTTAATAAAAAATTTATTTTTAATGAAAATGAAATTATAGATATTATTGAAAATATTGTTTTAGAAGAAAAGAAAAAAGCTAAAATTAAAAAAACAAAAAATAATCCAATTAAAATAACAAAAACTAATTTAGATAAATCTAAAAAGGAAAATGATAGTTACATTGATAGTGTTGTTAAAAAAATGAAAGACTATCTTAAGACTGGTTCTAAAGGTGTTTACGATATGAATCCTAAACATTTTCCTAAAGGAAATGGCGAGTTAGCTAAAATGGATAAGATGGCATATAAAGCCTCAAATGACGTTGAAGAGTATATTGATAATTTTACCGCCGCGGGATTAGAAAATTTAGACTACGATGAAATTAAACCTAATGAAGATTGGGTTACAAATAATATTGTAGGTAGTTCAAAAACAGGAAATAATCCTAAATGGGCAAATGCTGTTGAAACACCAAACAATAAAAAAAGAAATACTATTAGAAAAAATAATCTTTTATCAGTAGTAAAAAGTAAGGCGTATAATAAAGCATCTCAACCTGTTGAAAACGAACCTAGATCTAAAAAAACACATGATATCCTTACACGTTTAGAGTCAATTGAAAATGCTTCTGTCATAGCTGAAACTAAAAAAATTAGTAATTTAATGGGGTATAACGTAAAAACACAATAATAACTATTTTGTTTTAATGTTTATCATAGTATTATTAGTTTATGAATTCAGACAATAATATTGGTAAGTTTTTTGATTGGTTATCAAAACCAATGAATCAAGAAGATATCTCGGCTTGGTATTTAGCTAATAACATTACTGCAGAATTTACTGAATTATTTAGAGACTTTTGTTTTTCATTATTAATTTTAATTAATGATACTTATTTAGGTGATGACACTTTAATAGGTAATGAAACTAAAGTAGGTATGTCCACCGAACAAAAAAAAAATCATTTTAAATGGTGTTGGGAAAAAACAATAAAAAATTTTAATATGGAAAAGATTAATTTTATTTTCAATTTAAATGATTTTGAGTTTTTTGAATCGTTTTTTTTTGATTCATTTTATAATCAATCCGATAATAATTTTAAAAATAGTGTTGATCAGTTCTTTAAACAAATATTTAACATAAATAATAATACTAAAACAAAAGCGGATATTGAAATATTCACAGACATATATAAAGTTTTAGAAAGATCAATAAAAATTATATAAAAAATATTTACATATTTAAATATTAATATATTATTTGTTATAACATAAAATAAAATACATATAAAAAAATGGAAACTTTAGAACAAATTAAAACATTAACAGAAACTCTATACTTAGAGGGTACAAAATTTTATAACGGTAATAAATCTGCAGGTACTAGAGCAAGAAAATTATCACAAGACCTAAAATTAGAAATTAAAAAATTAAGAACAGAAATCTTAGAACACACTAAAAATAAAAAAAGTGAATAATATATTAATATATTTAACTACGTTTATTTTTATTTACTCAATAATGGCTTTTTTAAACTTAGTTTTTTATTTTATAAAATCGATAACCTCGACACCACCAAAAACAATTATTTTTGAAATGAATTCAAAAATAATTTATGGATTATTTTTATCATATATACTAACCTATTTAATATACGCACACTAATGATATTCAACAATTTTATAAATAAAACGAATAAATATCTTAAATCTGTAAGGATTTTAAAAACATACGTCAGTTTTGATATGATATTTTCAGATTCTTGGTTAGTATTAAAAAATACGACAGAAGGTATTGAGGTTTTAGAAAATGTAGGACAAGATGGAATAAAAATAACTTCTTTTGTTTGTCAAATCGATAATAAACTAATAGATATTTTAGAATTATATTTAGATGAGATTATTCGTACAAATATTGAAAAAGAAGAAAAAGGAAGACTATTTAAACTTAAAGTTACTGAGTTAAAAAATATTTTTGAAAATGAAAATTTAGATAATTTACGAGGATTAAAGTTTGATGTTGAAGAATTTACAAAATTAACAATAGATAATGATGAAAAAACCCTTAATTAATGAATTTAATGATTTATTAATTAATAATGATTCATTAGACGCTATTTCTCAAGACTATAAAAAAAAAATATCTAAAGAAATTAAAGAGATAGATAGAAGCGAAATTAAAAATACAATTTTAATTAAAAAAAAATATAGTATATGGGAAAGGATATTGAAAACTTTAGGGATCAATTAACTAAGTTAGCCGAATCTGTAGAAATTTTAGAAAATTCATTTTTAATTAATGGGGATATTAGTGTAACTACTAAGTTACCTGAAGAAGACTTTAATAAATTAATGAGATCGTTAAATAACCAATCAAAGGAAAATAGATGTGTGTTATCTATTGGTAATGTTGATTTTATCTTTTTGAATACGTAGTTTTTTGTCTATACAACGTTTGTCTATTGAAACCTTTATTTTCCAACATATCGTATAACCATTTTCTTTGTGTTGTTGAAACATCTTTAACGAATAATGCATCTGACCTATTATTGTTATAAAAATAATCTTCAGTTACTGATAAAAATCTATCTGACTCAGATTTATTCTTTAATGAAAAAATAAAAACATTCAAATCAATTTGTACACATATTTTATTATTTAATGTGAATATGTTTTTTAAATCTTTATTGTTACAATAGTTAAATATAAATTCTTTGAATGTTATTTTAATTTTTTTTTGACAGTCAAAAATAGTTTCTTCAATTTTATATTTTTTAATGTCTAAAAAAATATAGTTAGGATCGTCTAAATTAACAGTTTGGTTTCTACCCATTTCATCAGTAGTGTATAAACTTTTTTGTACTTTACTGATGTCTGTTAATAACCCCAATTCATAATTAACTTGCGTTGTATTATTTATTTTTTTTTCAAATAAAATATCATTATTCGATATTAGATATTCAAATTTTATTACTGCGTTTTTTTCTTTATAAAAACGTTTGATAATTTTTTTTTTTTCTTTATTATTAAATAAAACTATAATAAAATTATTTTTCATGAAAAACTATTACAACATATTAGGCGTAAACGAAAACGCGACACAAGACGAAATTAAAAAGTCTTATAGATTATTAAGTAAACAATATCATCCAGATGTAAACCCTGAAGGAAATGAAAAATTTAAAGAAATTTCAGAAGCTTATGATGTTTTAGGTAATCAGGATAAAAAAAATAATTACGACAACCAAAAAAATAACCCGTTTCATGGTTTCAATGGTGGTGGTTTTGATATACATAGCGTTTTTAATGAAATGATGAATGGGGGTAGACAAACACAAAGAAAGGCTCCTGATAAGGTTATAGGTGTAGATATAACACCTAGTGAGTCTTTTTATGGCGTAAAAAAAGAATTTAAATATGAGTTTTTTAATTATTGCAACCCTTGTAATGGTTCTGGGGGTGATCGAAAAACTTGCAGAACTTGTAATGGTCAAGGATTTATTGTACAAAAAATAGGAAACTCAATGTTCCAACAAATCATTAACACACAATGTACGACTTGTGGTGGGGCTGGTAACGTTATTAGTAATCCGTGTTCGTTATGTAGTGGTAATGGTGTTATTAAAGAAGTAGATACTGTTTCTGTTAATATACCAAGGAATGTTGATAACGGAGATTTTGTTAGGTTAGGATCAAAAGGAGACTTTAATCAAGTAACACAAAATAGAGGGGATCTAATCTTAAAAATTATTCTTAATAAGACTGATGGGTTTGAAAAAAATGGTAAAAATTTAATTTACTATAAAACATTAACAGCAATTGAGTTAATCACTAAAAGTAAAATACAAGTACCACATCCAGAAGGTGAATTAAATATACACATACCAAATAATTTAAATTCGGATAACCCTCTTAGAGTTGTGAATAAAGGGTTTAAATATAACGATGGTATTGGTGATTTTTTTATAAAAATATCCGTAACCAATAATTACGAAATTAATCAAGAAACAAAAGAAAATATTAAAAAATTATTGAATATAATCGAATAACGATTTAATTAATACGTAGGTACCAAATATTGAAGTTAAAAAAATATAAATAGATAACGCTACTATCCATTTTTGTGTTGAATTTATACCACTATTTTTACAAGTTCTGCAACCTACTGTGTTTTCTGTGTTTTCTGAGTTTTCTGAGTTTTGTTCTATATTTTCCATAATTAATTATAATTTAATATTTTTTAAATGGAAATGGTTTATTTTAAAAAAATTTCCATTGACTGATTACCATAAATATCTTATATTTTATCTATGTTAAGTTATATTGGTGGTAAGAGTAAGATAGGAAAGTGGATAGTCCCTTTCTATGATAAAAATATGGAGACATATGTTGAGGTTTTTGGTGGAATGTTCTGGTGTTTTTTTAATATGGATCTAAAACAATTCCCCAACCTAAAGAAAGTTGTTTACAACGACTTTAATCCACTAAATTATAATCTATTTAAGTGCATTCAAAACCCAACGGAGTTATTAAAGGCAATCAACTCAATTGATTGTCAAAAATTTGGTGTAGAAATTACACCACCATTATATAAAGAACAATTTATCAGGTTCCAGGCTGAAATATTTAATGAAGGTTTCAGCGTAAAACCTGGCGATTACGAAGTTGCTGCAAAATACGTTTATGTTTTAACCCAAGTTTTCAGTGGGTCTAAACCTGAAAAAAGTTCTTTCATTGACCTTAAAGGTAAGTACAAATCAAAATATTTAACATTTAGAGACAAACTATCAAAACCGGAATGGGTAGAACATTTCTTAAAGATAACTCACGTTGAGAATATGGATTTTGCTGAGGCGATTGAAAAGTATGATTCACCAACAACTTACTTCTATGTTGATCCACCATATTGGAAGACTGAGAATTATTATTCTAATCACGATTTTGATAGGGAAGATCACGAAAGACTTTCAAAGTCATTAATAAATATGGAAGGTAAATTCAGTTTATCGTACTATGATTTTGAATTATTACACGAATGGTTTCCTGAAGATCAGTACAAATGGGAGAAAAAAGAGTTCGCTAAAGCGGCAGCAGCAAAAAAGGGAAAAAAACAAAACATGGGTGAGGAATTATTAATATTTAATTACTGATTTGTTATTTTTTAAATTATGAGATATTTATAATTAAAACATTTAATTATGGCTATTAGATTTACCACTATCCTTAAAGACTTAATAATTGAGGGATCAAGATTTTCAGTTTTATTTGACAAATTTGTAAAACCAAAAGAACGGGGATCAAAAGGATTGGTACCTTTTGAAACGTTAGTTGCTATAATCGCTGCAGACCCTACATCAAAATTTCCTGAAGGAAAAGATATCGATGAACTTAAACCTGAAGACATGGAAAATGTTAAAATTGGTAAATATGTTCAATGGTTATTAAAAAACTTTGTAACTCCAAAATTACCAGGTGACCACCCTTTAATGATTTCTGACCCAAAATCAGGACAATATAAAGAAGCTCTTAAGTCTTATCAATCTTTATATCTTGAGGATTTATACAAAACAACGAATAACCTTAAAAAATATGAAAGATTTAAAAATAAGTTATCACAAGAGTATCGAGATATTAATAAATTAACTATTGAAACTTTATATGATAATGTTAAAGATTTTAGTTTAGAAAAAACTAAAGCTACGGCCGATGAGAAAAAAACGGCTTCTATAACATATGATCATCCAGGTGGTGAAGTTGTTTATAGAGGTGGTAGTTGGACTGTTATTAAAATTAGTAACACAGGTCAATTAGGTAAGGACGCAGCATGTTTTTATGGTGGGTCTCATAATGAGGCAAGAAAAGGAGAGACTAATTGGTGCACATCCTCACCTGGATTAACTTGGTTTGAAAGATATATTAATAAAGGACCATTATATGTGGTAATACCAAATACCCCAACTACTTTTAAAAATTACGGAAAAGAAATTGGAGACGTTTCAGGTTTACCCGCAAATAGATACCAATTCCATTTTCCTGATAGTCAATTTATGGATGCTGATGACAGACAAATCGATTTAATTGAATTTTTAAATAAACAAGAATCTAGTCTTAAAGATTTTTTTAAACCAGAGTTTATGAAATCCTTATCTAATAGTGACGGAACTAAAGTTTCTGTTACTTATCCAAATGATAGTAGTTCTAAATTCATTGCTTTATATGGCTTTGATGAGTTTTTTGAAACATTACCAAACGGGATAAAAAGACTTGAATTTGTTAATAAATCAACTAATAATCTTAGTTTAAACGTACCAGATACTCTTGGTAGATTCAAAGATTTAACGGCAATACATTTTGTTAATTGTGTTAAAACGTTACCTAACTCAATATGTAATTTAACCCAATTACAATTTTTATCTTTACCGGATAATAAAGATTTAAATTCTTTACCTGAATGTTTAGTTAATTTAAATAGGTTATGTGTAATAAACCTTGTAGGTTCTAATCCAAAATTAATTATACCTGAAAAATTAAAACAAAAAATGGAATCAGACGAAACTTTTTTCTTTAATAATTAATTTTGATTGATATATAAAGAAAATTTTTGTATTTTTGTATAAATAAATTTTTTAATATGAAAAACATAGAATTAGAAATATATTTAAATAAATTAAAAACTTTTTTTGAAAAAACTCCAAACCAATTAAAAGAATTAATTGGTGACGTTGACCCAACAATATTTTACAATCATGTTAGAATAGTTGTAGAAGATAACATTAATACTCAAAATACGTTAGAGTTAACTAGATCACAAATGTTAGAAATAATATTAAAAATCAATACTAAAACGTCTTTTAAAAAAATTGAAACCTCAGTTAATGGGTTTATGTCTCACCATATGGGATTTATTTGTCTTAATTAACATATTTTTTATAATTTAAAATACTTAAACTGTAATGGACTTTTCTAATGTTTTGTTTAAACAACAGACCAAAAAATATAGAACTCTACTAAAAAAAAACTACAATAGATTAGATAGTCCTATTCCGTCTGTGGACTTAAATAGAAAACGAATTAAGTACGGATTTTTTGAGTTTGACAAAGAATTTACAACTGAGGAGGATTTTTGTGATAATTATGGTAATTTATTATGTGAGATTTATTCATCTCGAGAAACTGTTGTTATTGAAGAAGTTTTGGATAAAGTTTCTATTAAATTATACCTTTATAATAAAAGTAGGTGTTCTGGACAAAGATATTTTAAAATTAGAAGATCCACATATTATTTAACTTTTAATTATAAAACAAAATTATTTTATACAGGTGTTATTAATAAAATGAATAAAAAAATAATATCAAAAAGCATAAAAGTTAATCAAGTTAATCTTAATAGTAGTTCTTTATTTAACACATTATGTTCACTTTATCCACATGATGATACCAACAACATGTTAAATATTTTTTTTAATAGAATTTCAGAAAAAATGAACTTTAAATATGATGATGAATTATACTCACCAAAATATAAATTATATCAAGCTTATTTAAAAATTAATGATATAAAATATCCAAATTCATTTATTAATTTTTTAAATTGCTATTTTACTAAGAAGGAAGTTAAAAAAAATGATAATAATTTGGTTACTTGTTTTATGACTAAAAACGGTTTAAATGGTAAAAAAATAAAAAATATTTTAAATAAATATGATAATGTTAATTTAAACAATCTAATAAATGTCTATAACTTAATTGGTATTGATCATTTTAATAAAATTGATGAACAAAAATTTTTAAATATTGATTCGCCAACTTACTATTACCCAAATAATACTTTACCGAATTTAAAATTAACAAATGCAGAAAAAATAAATATTTTAAAAATTATTAATTCTTTTTCTAGTTCTATAAATATGTCTGATTTATATGATCATTTATCTTTTAAAAATACTTTACGTGTTGATTACAGAGAAAACGTTAAAATTAAAGCAAGAGATTATGAGTCATTTATTATTGAACACTCCGAATGGAGTAAATTACTTGTTAGTTATGATGTTGGTTATGTTAGTCGATTTTATGGAATAGACTCTAAACTTATTGAAAATACAATTAAAACTATTGATGATATAACTTACTACCCAATTTTACTTGAAAATACGGATGATTATGAAAACGAGTCATCACACCAAAAAAATTGTGTAAGGACATATTACAAACAACCACATAATTTAATTGTGTCTTTAAGAAAAGGTAGTTCTAATGGTAAAGACAGAGCAACTATTGAATATGTATTTACAAAAAATACAATAGTTAGAAAACAAACACTTGGTAGATTTAACTTAAGTTTAGACAATACTTGGGACATACCATTACATGAATTAGATAAGTTTATTTCATATTTATACTCTAAAAAAATGATTAAACTACCAGTAATGACAACTAAATATCCAAATAATAAAGTCATAATTAAAGAATCAAAATTCATAATAGATGATGATTTGTCACATTCTGATTATCCTAAATGGGATGGTGAATCTAATAAACACGAGTCTTTTTTTGACCTAATGGATTTATTTTAGTGTTTTAGATTTACAAACTTAATGTTATAATATACTATTTTAGTGTTATGAAAATTATTGAAGATAATATTATTGAGATGTATAAAAATAGTTTTCCAGAAATACTCTATCCGAATATTGTAAAAACAAAAAATATAACAAAAGAAGGTTTAGACCTATTAATAAATAAAAACAAACTTTATTGGTCGTATTCTAAATATTATGATAATGTTTTTGATTATATGGATGGAGTTATTACTTGGGGAAATAATAATAAAGTTATGATTAATTTTAAAAAAATTGAAAATAGTTTATGTTACGGAATAATTATATTAACAGATGATTTAGAAAATATAAGTTTACTACTTATGGGTCTTAATAAATTTTACACAATAGATAAAATATGAAATTAACTATATTATACAGTATGAATGGTTGTCCTCATTGTGATCACATTAAAGAGGAGTTTAAAAAAAATAAAATAAATTTTATAGACCGAGATATTTACGAGCATGAATCTGAGTATGATGATTTTTCTAAGATTGTTAATAACGAATATGTACCCGCACTATTGTTAATGACTTTAGATGAAAATAAGGTTGCTCACAACGTTAAATATTTAAGTCCTGATAAAGACTATAATGATATACATGAAGGTGTAGAAATAGTTAAAAATTATCTATTAGACTAATACTATTTCAGATATTAAATCTAAATCCTCCCATATTAAATCTTCAGATGATATATCAGATAAATCCAAATCTGAATAATTAAAATTACCAAACTTAGACACTAATTTTGAATATTCAAATGGAAAAACGTCTAAAATTAGTGACCTTAACCATTCTGTTTTTACTATGTGGTTATTGTTTAAAATTTCAAACTTACAATTATTATTATCAATATCATTAACGTTTATATTAGAATAAAGTGATAATTCCATTTCTTTTGAGATCCCAAGTTTAAATATGTGGTTTGTTATGTATTTTAATAAAAAATAATATAGTTTTTCTCCATTGTTTGATAGTCCGTGAAATTTGTCTGAAACGTATACCTCCTGTGAAAAATCAGATTTTATTAGTTCGTATTTTGGAAAATGGGTTTTTAATATTTTAATCACAGTGGATAGTTCTTCCTCAATACAATCGTAATATAAATATTCATTTACCTCTTCTATCTTAACGTTAAAATAGATTTTATTCTTAGCGTAAACGTCAATTATTTTTTGTATTTTATCTTTTTTTAAATTTATTAATTTTTTATCATGATTAGTAATATGTATTGGGATTAAATCAAAATTGTGGTTATAAATAATATTATCTATTACTCTTATTTTTTTTGATAAATCTTCATCGTATTTTTTTAAATATTTTTGAAAAATTTCTGATAAATTTAAAACTGTACCTGATGAAGAAACACCCCTAACTACAAAAAAAGTTCTAACATTTACTACTTGTATGTTAACTTTAGATTCTGGTGTTATATTATTAATTTCATTAACAATTAATTTTGCAAAAATATTACATATATTTTTACCATCTAAAAAATTATAAACTATTATCTCACTCATTTTATTTTATTTAACTTTTATTTTTAATAATTTTAAATAAAATAAAATATAGATTAAAGACTAATTATTTTTTATTATAGTATTTTTCAACAATTTTTGTAACTGCACTTTTTACTGAGTCACTATTTTGTTGTTGTTGAGTTTGTACTTGAGTTTGTATTTGAGGTTGTTGAGTTTGCTCTTGACCTTTGTTTTTACATCCACATCCCATTTTAGTAAATTTTTAATTGTTTATTTTTTATATATAAATATCTAATAATGTTAGTTTATTATTTTATAATAATAAAGTATTTATTATTGTAATTATAAATTTTATATCACAACATATTTTTACAATTAATTAATATATTTACACTCATTAATTAATTATTTACCTTTATTAAAAAAATAATGAAAACTGACTGGTTATTTCAGGAACCAATAGATTTTGAACATAAACAATATGTTCTTTTAGGTTACATACAAAAATTAGATAAGCAACTACAAAACTTAAAACTATACCCAAACTTTCAACAAGTTTCATTACACCTTGCAAGTCTAAATCTTATTATTGAAAAAAAACAATATTTAACTCTTAATCGATCACTTAAAACTGTAGACGATGAAATACTAATATCTGATTTATTGACCAATAGTATACCATTATTTACAAATGACCAAGAATTTGAAATAAATAAAATTTGTGAATACTCTAATATTATTATCAAAGATTACTTTAATAGATCTAAGGCTCTATGGGAGATATCAAATGACTCAATATCCATTAATCCAATATTTAATTCAAAAAACATAAACCCTAAAGAAGGTTTGTTTTTTATTGAAAATAATGGAAACACACATCTTTATGAGTTTATAATTAAAAAAATAAAAAAAGGAGTTGTCGAGAGTAAATGTGTAATCAAAAATATTTGTATTTCTAAAGAATCTGACATTGAAAATATTATTATTAATGTTAAATCACCTTTAATAAAAAACATTAATGATATTAATTATAGAAAAAAATTAATAATTTTTAAAGTTCATCACACTGACCAGTTCCCTTTTAAAGAAACGTTATTACCAATATCAAAAAGAAAGATCATGAACTACATGATACAGTCTAAATTAATTAAAATAAATAATTGACAAATTAGATATAATAGTTTAAAATTAATATGTAAATTATTTATATATGAAAATTAAATTAGAATATGTATGGTTAGATGGATATAAACCAGAACCAAATCTTAGAAGTAAGGTAAAAATAGTTGACTATCAATCTATTAAGGAAGCATTTCTTGATGGAAATTTCCCAATTTGGAACTTTGATGGGTCTTCAACATTACAGGCTGAAACAGGAAGTTCAGATTGTATTTTAAAACCTGTTAGACATTATTTTAAAGATATGGAATCAACCGTATATGTCTTATGTGAGGTATTAAATTCTGACAAAACACCACATAAAACAAACAATAGATCAAAAATAAAAGAAGGTTATGATGATCTTTGGTTTGGTTTTGAACAAGAATATTTTATTTACGATAAAAAAAACAAATGTGTTTTAGGTCACGATCAAAACAACTTGGAACCACAAGGTAAATATTATTGTGGAGTTGGTCAATATGTTGCGGGAAGAGATTTTGTTGATGAACATTTAAATATGTGTTTAAATTATGGAATTGATATTACAGGAGTTAATGCTGAGGTTGCGTTAGGACAATGGGAATACCAAGTATTATCTAAAGAAAAATTAAAAAGTGGGGATGATCTTTGGATGACAAGATATTTTCTTTTTAAAACATCAGAAAAATATTCACACTACATTGATTTACACCCAAAACCAATTAGACACGGTGAATGGAATGGATCTGGTCTTCATACAAACTTTTCAACAGATATTATGAGAAATGATGGAAATGAAGACTATTTTATGTCATTGTTTAACGCATTTGAATCAAGACATCAACAACACATTAAATCTTATGGGTCAAACAATAATTTAAGACTTACTGGTGAATACGAAACACAATCAATAGATAAGTTTAGTTGGGGTGTCTCTGATCGAGGAGCATCAATTAGAGTCCCAAAAGAAACCGCAGAGGAATGGAAAGGATATCTTGAAGACAGAAGACCAGGATCAAACGCAGACCCATATAAAATTATTTCTGAGATTGTCACATCACTCCACGAAACAAAACAAATATATCATATAAAGACTATGATGACTAAAGATATTGATACAGATAATCTTACTGGAAAATACGGAACCGTGTCTAATGATGATTTGTTGAAAGAATATCGAGAAGAATGATAATGGAAAAAGAATGTGTATGTGGAGGCACCGGACTTTGTCAGTGTCCACCGATAAAAATAGAACAAGTTAATCACCCTGACCATTACCAATTTGGTAAAAATAATGAATATGAAGCAATAAAAGTTATTGACGCTTGGGATTTGGGGTTTAGTTTAGGAAACACAATAAAATATATTAGTCGTGCAGGAAAAAAAAGAAAAGATACAGAACTTGAAGACCTCAGAAAAGCCCTTTGGTACCTCCAACATCATATAGAAACATTAGAGAAAAAATGAAAATAGTAGTAACAGGAGGAGCAGGGTTTATAGGATCCGCATTTATAAATCACCTATTAGATAACTTTGAATGTGATGTTCTTTGTGTTGATAAACTAACATACGCTGGTCGTAGAATGAATATTAAACACAATGTTTCTTTTTTG